TACGGGAGTGTAACATCGGTGTATCCGAAGGACATATTGTTGCCGTCAGGGATTTCGCTCCCGCTGCTGATCTGCCCTATCAAATTAGCGAGGTCATCGCTGTTCGCCCCTGACGGGATGGTTACCCCCTTCTCTTCAATCGCATCAAGGGCATCTGATACATTTCCGCTGATCCGATTGATTTCGGATTGAATGCTCATAGGCTCACCACCTTAAATGGCAGCAAGAGCAGACTCAATATCCCCCGTCAGAGAAACCGTTCCGCTTCCGTTGTGGTAGCCGACAGGAATCGTGTAGGTGGTAGTGGACAGACCGTCAAAACTTGCACTTACCGCCCCATTGTTCGGCATAGATCCAGTCAGGGCAACGGCAGATCCGGACGAGATGGAGTGCGCTTTCTTGCCGTATAGGATGTTGCCCGCTACGGCATCGTCACCCGTGGTATCGCCATAATTTGCCGGAATCGCAGCCACTGTAACCTTGGACAGAACCTTGCCGGATGTGGGCGTGATGTCCTGTGACGAGGTGGACGGGGTGGCAGACTTCGTTTCAAGGGAAATCTGTACCGCTCCGCTTCCGTTGTGGTATCCCGCCGGGACAGTATATGACTGATTATTCGTAGTGGCATCAAGCGTTTTGCTGACAGCGCCGTTGTTGGGCATCGTACCGGGAGTGACAGAACCATCAGCAGTCACGATAATTTTGTTGGCAAGAACATCTCCGGCTGCAGCCGTTACGCTTGAGGTGTCCTGATACGCATCCGGGATGGCTGCCACGGACACGGCAGACAGACCGTAATAGCCCTGATCCGGGCTGATGCTCTGAAGCGACTTTGTGGGAGTAACGCTCTTGGTCTGCAGCTGATAGTTGCCGCCGCCGGAAACTCCGGCTACAGTTCCGCTGCCATTGTGATAACCCGCCGGGATGGTGTAAGTGTCACCTTCCTGTACGGTTGCCGTTACCGCGCCACGATTGACAATGGAATCAAACTCGTCGGCAAGGTCATCCAGCTTGTCGGTCGCCGTTCCAATCCCCAGAGCGACAGCTTTTGTCCGAAGCGTATTTCTCGCAGTCTGAATCCGGGTAATCTCTGTAGAAATGCTCATTTAAATCACCTCTCATATAGTCTGAAGAAGAGCATCAATGTTGCCCACCTCTGTGTATACGGCTGCTGCCGTGATCGGTTTTGTGTTGTCCTGTTCCACCGCAGTCGCCTTGTCAATTGACAGGACGCCTTCTTCCGTGATCAACAGGTCACTGCCTACGATGATACCGCCAAGTGTTGTGGTTGTCGCCGGAACCAATGGAGTGTCGTGAATACGCTGAACCTCTCCGAACTCGGCTGACATGGGACTGCTCTCTGAAAACGTCGCGTGAAAAGTCGCCATCAGATAACCCCTTCTTTCAGAATGACTTCCACAGGCGCGACCATGACCTGCGACGCCGGCGCTGATCCATCCGGGAACCGTGCGCGGATCTGCATCTCTACGTCTCCGACACGCAGCTTCAGCGTTTCGGCCTGCGTCAGCGTAACCTCGACCGCCTCCGGTGTTACTGTCACGTCGTTCAGCGTCTTTTCGATCACGACCCGGTGGTTCTGCTTATATGTGATATAAAGAACCACTGCCTCCGTCAAGTCAATGTCAGTCGTGAACGTATTCGTTGGCGTTGTACCTCTTCTCATCTTTCATCACCTCACCATATTGGCATATACTGCGTGTCCTTCTTCTGCCATACGCGCCGTACCGCACTCGCAGCGCTGTCGGGAGCGTCGTCGTGTTCTGCGTTCTCGTTATAGTCGCAGATTTGATTGATATACTCTTTATCTGTTCCCTCAACGAATATAACATCTGACCAGACATTTTTCAAGTAACTGGTAATTTTTAGGAATTTATTCATGCTCTCGTGATACGTCACGGCTCTCTCGCCGCGTTTTCGCAGATCTTTCGCGAGATAACCCTTGTCCCCGTTGTCCTCGCAAAAGATGCGTCCTGCGCCGAATAGCGCCCTCAAACGACAGATTTCGTCAAGGCAATCGTCCACGTGCTTCCTCCAGATACGTCCGTAAAGATAATATTTACCGTCGCGCTTCTTGTAGATCGTTAATGCGGTATAGTCCTCGCCGCCATAGGCCGCGTCAACGTGGCAATCACCCTGCTCTACCATAGCAGGATTGCCTCCGGTTTGCGGACTTACAAATATAACGTCCTCAGACGCGACGAACCGAAGCTCATAGTTCGCCGCGAATAGCGACGGAATCATCTTCGACCGTATATCCTCAAGCTCCGCATCGCTAATGATCTTTGCGATCTCTGGATGATAGCAATCAAATCGCTCCGCCTCTGGCATAATGGAGAACGCGTCCTCCTGATGCCACGGCGTGCCGGTATTAAATATTCTGCCGCCTCTATTCTTAATATTTTGAAGCTCCTGATAAATAATCTTCGTTCGATCTCGTTCCGCTTTAGAGACGCGATCCTGCACGTTCACGATGTCATCGGTGAATATCCTGTCAAAGTGTTTACCCGTTAGAGACGCGCCCGTTCCGATCCCGACTAGCTGGGCCGTTCCCTTAACGTCATTTGCAAGATTGGTTGTTATCTCCGTAGAAGAAGATACAAGCAGCCGTAAATTAATGCCGTAGATCGTCTGTACAAAATACTGCGTATGCTGATCCATCAGTATTTTTTGAACCTGCTTTAATACTTCCTTAACGTCGCTGTCCGTCTTCCGCATAAACAGCGTGCGCTTTGTAGGCAGCAGAATAGCAATTAAGGCAAGCGCGACGGAGACGCACGTTGTCTTATACGTCCCTCTGCTTGCCTGTAGCGTCTTATCCTCTTTTCCTCGGACCATGTCTTTAATCCACTGGTTATGCAAGGTGCCCAGCTTTGTAAAGCCGAGCATTCTTGCATAGCCAACTGGGTTATTTAGTAAATAGTCAATCGCTTGCTGACGGGTCATTCAGAACCGCCCTTTCCACTTCGTCAATTACGCTCTGCTCTACTTCTGCCACCATAATCTTTTCCACAGGCTTCTGCCCGACGGTGTCGCGGAGCGTCTCGAACGCTTTAATATTTCCCTTCATCGCCTGCTCGAACAGCTTCGCCGTAATCGCTTCGGTGCCCGTAATCGTTTCGCCTTTGCCGTTTTTATACTCTTTTTCTAGCAGCATTTCCAGAGCTTGGCGAAGATCTTTTTTCCTTCTTCTGGCCTCGCCAGACGCGATTCCGCCTTTCTTGGCTTCTTCTTGGCTTAACTTATACTCACACGGACGGAGATTTTTTTCGTTTGCCATTGGATCTCATCGCCTTTTCCTTAAAGTATATGCCGATGCTTTATTTAATCGCAATCCATCCCGCAAAATTCAAATACCGCCAGAAGCAGTCCACCTTCATAAATCCGGCAGATTTCAGCAGTTCTTCGTTCCACTTCGCCGTTATCGGAACCAGAACGCCTTCAAGGCTTTTCCGCTTCGCCGCGATCTGCTCTTGTGTATAGGCATTTTCTGCCTTTATCTGGTAATATTCATTTACAAGCAGGGAATCTATGTCCTCGGTATTACCAAGTACCTTTTCCACAACGATAAACGCTCCGCCCGGAAGAAGGCGGTCATACGCTGATTTAACGATCTTTTGCCGATACTCTATTGGGGTAAACTGCAGCGTTAAAATGCTCAAAATGACGCTCGTCTCAGCTTCTGGCAGGCCGTTCGTTATATCATACAGTCTTGCGTCGATATATCCGAATCTCTCTTTAATTTTATTAATCATAGGCTCACTTTTATCGAGGCAGAGATACTTATATGCGGGGCCAAATTTGCGAATAAAAGGCGCGATCGCGTCACCGTTGCTGCAGCCTATATCCATAATCGTTGTATTCACCTGCAGATATTTGCTGCCGAGCTTCGCCACAAGCTCCCTCATGTCATGATATCCCGGAATCGATCTTTCCAGCATTTCGTCAAAGCAGTCGGTTACTTCCTGATTAAATTCCCATTTTCCCGTCGGCATTACGTTGTCTTGCATTTATCAAGAACCTCCTTTTGAATCGTTTTTGCTATATTCATCATCATTACAGGCGGTACCATTCGGCCTGCTCGCTCCCACTGCTTCGAATATTCTCCTGTCAGAATAAAATCATCCGGCAAGCTGGTAATTCTTTTTAGCTCTGAAATCGTAAATTTTCGATCTTCGACGGGATGACAATTTCCAGCCGCTCCTTTTTGCCCATTCATTTGGCAAATAGTCGAACACGGAGCATAAAAACTTTCGCGGGAAAGATTAAAATATGATCCGTTCATAACGGAGCTGCCTTTTATCGGACGCTTCGGATTTTTTGGCAATTTACGAAGTACAGTCCCGGAACGGTACCGCGCATATTCCTCAATGAGCCTATCCTTTTCTTCGCGTTCTTCTGGTAAATCCTTGAACGCGTCGTGTAATGTGTAGAAATACGGAAACGGCTTCGGAAATACTGGATCTTTTTCCAGATCGTTTCTAACACCAATGAAAATAATTCTTTCTCGCGCTTGAGGTACGCCAAGCCACTTTGAGTTCAGCAACTGCGCTTTTACGCGATAGCCGCACTCCTTCATTTCTCGAATGTACTGCTTAAAATAACCGAGAGCGGTACCTTTTACCATTCCGCTGACGTTCTCTGCCACAAATGTTTTCGGCTGTAATTCGCGCAAAATGCGGATATATTCTTCAAATAGATCCTCGATTCTCTGCACCTTATCATCGGAATATGCTCTTTCTTTTCCCCACCCTTTTTCTCTTTTCCCAGCGGTTGAAAAAGCACAGCACGGCGGGGAGCCGTCAAACAGATCGATCTCCCCTACCTTCATTCCGATCGCAGAAAGAATGTCATTTGCCGTTACAGTTCTTATGTCATGCGAATCGAGAATTGTCCCCGGATGATTCGCTCTATATGTTTTCCGCGCTTCTTCTACAAATTCATTCGCCCAAAGAACGTGAAATCCGGCCATACGATATCCGAGACAAGAGCCGCCGCCGCCTGAAAATGTAGACACGACATTGTATCCGTTCCAAGGAATCTCGTTTATTTCGGCCATCAGCGGAACTCTATAAATTGGTTTAATTCCACTCATAGCCGCACCTCGGACATACGTTTTTTGTTTCTATATCCTCGTCATATTCCTTAAACCCGATTGGGGCGTCGTCCTCTGATATCTCGCCATCGTTAAATGTCTCGAAATTATAAAACGTGGCATCAAAGTCTGGCAAATCTTCCAGCTCGCCGTCAAGGATCGAAAAATCGAATCCGCTGTTCATCGTTGTCTGATTATGTACAAGCGCATACTCCCGGCGCTGTTCGTCCGTCATATCGTCCAGACGAATTACGGGCACTTCAGTCATTCCAAGCTCTCTCGCCGCAATAACGCGTCCGTGGCCTTCAACGATCTCTCCGCGCCAGACGCCGACGGGATCGCGGAAGCCGTAATCGCGAATGCTCTTTTTGATCTGCTCGATCTGCTCGACCGGATGCAGCTTCGCGTTCCTCTCATACGGCTCCAGACTATCTATGGGCAGGTACTCAATTTTCATATTAGGCACAGTCACGCTTCTTCATCCTCCTCTCCGTTTATCGAGATATAATAATAGATCTCTGCGCCGCAATTCGTACAACGACAGACCTGTACTATTCCTTCGCCCTCCAAGCCGTAGTCCTCGAACGAAAAATCGGCCTGCCAGACTACGGACCGCGCCAAGCAGTGAAAACATTCGTACATTTCAAAGCTCCTTTTCTTTTACTTGTTCGAGCGGTACGTGACTAACACTGTTTGCAGTTAAGTCGTGTATAATCGCGATATGATCAACCGTACCGTCGTCACGGAACCGCAGCTCATAGCTCTGCGGATAGTATTCAATCCCTTTCCATACTACCCGGAGCCTATCAGGGACGTTTTGTCTGATACCGAACTGCCCTCTTTTCTTTATCATAGCACACTCCCGCGCCATGTTCAAATATTTTGTCCTATCCATTACTTTTTCGGTCTCTTCGAGAAAATAATATTCTTTACAACATTGTCCTCGTGAGCACCGCGCCCTATCATCTTCGCGATCTCGTCACTCCGGGCCTTCCAATCCTGATATTCCGGACACTCCCCGTGACACCGACGACCATTAGAGGAAACCCAGCGCCGTGTACAGTCCTTACAGGGGCAGCTACTCGCAATCGGTGTCATCATTTTTCCTCCCTCCGTATGAACAATAATCGTCGTGCGCTCTGCTCATTCTGATCCCGAACCGAATACACGTTGTCCCGTGGTGAAAGTATCTGCAATCCCGGCAGCGTATCAGTTCTCCCACGATTTCCTGCTTCACTACTCCGGGGTAGCCTGTTTCACGCACTATGTATTCAGCCATCGTCTTTCCTTTCTCCACGGCAGCAAAAGTCGTACTCATCAAGCATCAGATAATCGGTGTCTGCAAAACTTTCGCAATGCATCCTGCCAAAAAGCATAAATGAGTGCTTACAATCCTTACACCGCACTACAGGAACGGCATCTATTGTGGGAAAGTCTGTAGGCTTCTTCTTTTGCCATTCCATTGTATGGGAATCAACTTGAACAACGCGTTCTGCCGTCCATCCATTTTTTACCATTTCTTCCGCATCAATTAGCCGCATCGTCTGCCTCCTTTACGATCTCGTCAAAATGCTCCAGCGCGAAATCCTTAAACGAGCCGTTCGCCATGTCAATCACGTCCATGAGGAACGCTTCTCTTGCGACTTCCCGGCTAAAGCGCTGATATTCTTCCGCTGACATTAAGTCCTGCAGTCTTGCCTCCATTCGCTTCATAATATAGAGCATCGCCTTTTCAGACATTAGTATCACCTCCTCGATTCTCTAATTCAAATAAAGGACACTTTGTTACCGTATAGGATCTTGCCACTCGCTTGCCTCTTCGATCGAAATCATAGATCTCTGCCGGCTCCGCCGTCCAGCCGTCAACAGGCATAAATTCTCGCGACCAGCTACAACCTTTGTTCACACTCGCGCCGGGAACGGCTTTTGTGCATCTCCAACATAAAGTTTCAGTTTTCACTGCTTTTAACCCCTTTTGTTCTCACTCGTTCTCACTTCTTCTTAAAAACCGCGAACGCCGAAAACCATTGATTTTACTTACTTTTTTAATCTCTGTTCACGATGTTCACGGTGTTCACAAAATTTCTCTGCTTATACGCGAGAGAAAATAATACTTTTATCTCTCTCGCATATATGTGTCTCACGTATAGAAGGTATCTGAAAAACCGTGAACACTGTGAACACTGTGAACAAAGAGAATAATTTTTTCTTCTCTAATACGGCAGATCGTTAAACTCTTCGTCCGATAGCGGTCTCTCCTGAGCCAACCAGTCCTCGCGAATACAGACCGTATTCAGTACGCTGCCGGAAATTCTCGCACGCTTCGTTCGCCGCCCGTCATTGGTGTCCAGAATGCCCTGACGGCTCGCCCACGCGAGAAAAGAAGCGCTGTTAAATCCAGCCGCCGTCATCTCCCTGTCAAATACGGATTTTACAAAGTAGATATAGCCGTTATCCTTTTTTCCCCATACCTCTACTTTATAATCACCGAAATCATTGGAAGAGAAGTGCGACGGATTTCGAGCCACAAGCTCATAGATGTAATCTAGCGCCCTTCGATTTACATTTACCTCCTCCCTCTTCGTCATAATTGCCGCCATATCGGAAACTGTCAGCGCATTATCATCTTGAAATATCAGCTCTGTCGCGATCTTATCGGCAGCCAGAATCGCCGACGCGCTTGCTGCCTGCTTGTCCGTGCTATCACTCTTCAGAAGCTCTCTATAAAATTCTTTTTGAATCTCGTTTACTCGCTCCAATGCTCCGGGAGACTGAAGATAGGTTATGAACTCGCGACCAGCAAATCCGAAGTTTTCATTAATGACAGCGCATAGTCCAACAAGATCGGAATAAACCTTTTCCGAGCATTCGAACTCGATCACGCGGTTAACGGCTCCGCCGCCGGAGTTCGCCGTACTGATAGGATGCTCACCGTTTGTAATTATGCAGTTTTTCCAAGTGGTCTGACGCTGCAAGCCGCCTGTTTTCGCTCCTCTAGTGCGACCGACGCCTTCAGTTAGCTGATAGATGATCCTGTCAAAATCCTTTATTCCTGAAGATGACTGAATCTGAAGCTCATCCAAGCACATCGGTAGGCTGTTTAGAAAACTCGCGGTCATCTCCTGACCGACAGCCGTGGAATTAAACGTGCTTACATACTCGCCTATCCTCGGCGACGCCCAGACGGAAGCCGCGACCAGCAACCCGACGGTCTTTCCGGTTTCTGTTCCGCCCCAAGCGTGAAGAAAAAACGGAAGTAATCCGCAAGGCTCAAGAATTACGGATGAAAACGACGCCGCCAAAAACATTCGGCCAGATGTACGTTCGGCGCGGAGCTTTAGCATAGCGTCCATCCACTTCTGACGGCTTCCGCTTTCTCGAACGGCATTGAAAATATGACGAAAATTTGCCTCACCGTCAAAAATAAGATCCTCAAAATATGGCGAGAACCCGTGCGCGACAACCCAGCCAAGACGGCCGACGGACTTCTGCTCTGGGATTGTATCGTAATTTAGCTCCTCCATGTCCAATAGATACGTTGACAGTTGCTTTGCGTTATCGGAATTAACCATTATTCCGAACGCAGCCAGCTGAAGAATCTGACTGCTCGACGCGATGACGGCCTTCTCTGCGATAATGCTCCGCCACGTTCGGCCCTTCCGGTAAGCGATCTCAAGGCGCTCCTCGCCGCTGTCAATATTTATCAGTCGCCGGATCGGCAGAATCGCGTGACGGCAGATTACTTCCTGATAGCCGAATTTGTCCACAACAGATACGCCGTTCTCATTACATAGATACTCGCCGGACAGAAGCTCTATAGGCTGATTCTCAAACTCGGTCGATCGTCCGACGATCTCGCCTTGTCGGCTCTTTACACTTTCGCAGTAGGCGTTGAAGAGCGCCACAAAGCACCGAACTCCAACCGCCCCGGCCTGCGCCTTCATTTGCTGGGTCAACTGCTTTAGTAGGAACTTATCTTCCCTGTGGGAGTAAAGCCACTCATACGGCGCGGAGGAATTATAGTATTCTTCCGCTGTATATTGTGGGATCATCAACTCATTTGCCATGACTTTCCCTTCCTATTAATGAGATTCCCCACTTACTCCGTGGGCAAGTCGGAGCAAGCGGGGAATGCGTTGGTAGTATTGAGACGTGCTGATAGCCTTGCCCAACTACCAACACAAATATTATACCGAAAAGATCTATCAGAAACAATCCTTTTTTTCAAATTTCAGAAGACGATCTGTGGCCTCATCTAATACGGCTCCCGCGTCGTCGATCCACGTAACCGCGCAGACATAAGCATTACTGAACGGCTCGTCCGGACTTTTCGGTATATTATCGCGCCGCATCTTATCCAGAATGATCCAGTTATCCAGCGCGACGTTATAGGCCGTCTTCAGTCTCTCGTACTCTTCCTGACGCTCCATCTGTTTTCTTCGACGCTCCGCCGCTTTTCTATCAGCATCTTTTTGCTGTTCTGATGTCAGTTTCTCTCCAATCGGTAGGCCAAGACGAAAGTCCTCATTTATCTTCTTTTCAGCGTCCACAAAGGATAAACCGAAGTACATCATAACGAAGTCAATCACGCTGGATCCGGCTCCGCATCCGAAGCACTTCCAGCCGCCGGCTCCCGGATAGATCTTTAACGACGGTGTCTTTTCGCCGTGCAACGGGCAGCAGACGAATCCGGATCTGTTAACGGCAAATCCGTAGAACTCGAACAGCTCCCGCGCCGTAACTGCGTTGCGAATCTCTTCCGCATAATTATTCATTCTTGCCCTCCAGTAATTCAACGATCTTCTTTCCGGTACTACGTCGTGAGCAGAAGACGAAATCAACGCCGTAGCTGATATGCATTCGATAAATCTGCTCCATCAAGGCCCGCCCGGAAACCGGGGAATACGGACTATTCCACACGGCCACATCTCTAATGGTCTTCACCTTGCCTCCGTGCTCGCATAGGACGATCAGTTTCAATCCTTGCTTGTGCGCTCGTCTGATCTCCTTTCGAAACCTACTTTTGTCGGCGCGATTCATCAGATTAGTCGCCAGCTCGGATAGGTTACGTTTTGTATCCACCGCGATCCGTCCGCCGGGAATTTGATAGTCACCAACGTCCAGCTTCTGCCTGATCAGTTCAATTCCGTGAGCCTCGCAGTAGCTTCGCACGTTCTCGTGCTTTCCCTCTTTATTCCGGGTGTCCTCGATAATGATCACGAACCTCGCCTCCTACGCTGTCAGTATAAACAGCGCAGGAGACGATTGTCAAATTTTAGAACGGCAATTCACCGTCATCGACATCCACTGGATCGAGCCGGTCGGCTGTGGCCGTCGTCGCCGAAGATTCGGAGCCTTTCTTGCTGATCGTAAATGTGGCGCTTTCCACAACAACGTCCGTTCTATAGATAGTGCGGCCGTCTTCTCCGTCAAACTTACTCGTTTCCAGACGTCCGTCAACAAGAATCGGATCACCCTTCTTGAAATACTTGCAGATAAAGCCAGCCGTGCCGCGCCATGCTTTCAGCGAAGGAAAGTCCGCCAGCCGCTCCTCGCCGTTCTTAAAGTTCCTGTCTACCGCCAGAGTAAAGTTGCAATACTCCGCACCACTCTGCGTCTTCTTCAGCTCCGGGGTAGCGGTCAGGCGTCCTTCCAGAATTACCCTGTTATATCCCATATCATTCTCCTTTCAGTGCCGCTGTTAGCTCCGTGGCCTCCGGCTCGGACGCGAACCACTCCGAGATCTTACTTTCGCCGCCTTTAATGGCATTGAAGATGCCGATGTACTCCACGAAGTCCTCCGCCGTCATCGTATCTACCTTACGCTTCAGGCGCCGCTCGATCTGCTCCTGCGTCACGCCCATTTTCGCGAACTGTACAACCATCTTCTTCACGCGGTCGATCAGAGGTTCCTCATTATCTCCCGCCAGCGTCTTCTTGCACTCTTCGATGCAAGCGTCAACATACCACGCAGGAAGAATCGCCAGAATCCGCGCCCTCAGGCGACGCGCCGCCATATTCGCGTTAATCTCATAGATGTCTCGCAGACTGGTCAGAGTAACGACCTTCTTGCCGACCTCGCGCTTGTGCGGATTGGTAAAATTCTGAACGCTCTGTGCGTTCGTCTCCAGATCCCAAGCGTAGGCCTGCATCTCGGATTTACCGTCGTCCTGACTCAGCTCCTTGACTCCGTAGTCGATATTCCCCCAGCATCGAGCCAGCTCCTCCGCAAATCGGATCGTCGGTCCTTCGACGGTCTGACCGGCGCGAGGATAGGCATAGAACGCTTTTTTCGCCATCGGCTTCCGCTTGCAGGCTTCGATCGCTTTTGCGTAGGCCGCGACCTCGTCACGCGGGAACCGCTTCGCAATAATCAGCTTTCCCTGCGCTTCTGCGATTGCTCTGCTCGCCTCGACCGCGACCGTACCCTGATTGATGTTGTCCAGCTGGTTCATGATCCCGCTGGATATCTGAGGCGCGTCCGACGCTGTCTGTTCGACCTGATTGGTCAGTTCTTCGCTCATTAATATTCCTCCTTTATTCAACATCCTTCGCAAGCCACGCAGGCAATGCGAGAGTATTAATCATGTTGTAGGCCCCAAGGTACCCATACCAGTTGTCGGTTTGCTTGCACTCATGATAGATACCGATTAGTTCCCGAAACAGATCGTGTCCGCGCTTAACCATAATATCATCCGCCTGCAGAATATTTACCGCATACGGAGCGATCTTCTCCTGCGCGATGAATACAAATATCGGCTTCTGTCCGGTTGCTTTTTTCACGCCTTCAGAGTACATCGCCGCCTGAAAGTCGTATCCGTAATTAATAGCACTCCGCATAAAAGCGTCTGTACTCGCGTCCGACGTGGTCTTATAATCTACGATCACAGGCTTGTCGTCAACGTAGGTCAGGCAGTCCACTCGGCACTTACACGATTCGCCGGTCAGCTCGTCCGTCCAATAATACGCCTTCTCATGCTCTCCCGACAGTAATTTTTTCACGAAAGGCGTTTCTAACGCTCTGCGCGTCATTTCTACGGCTTTTTCGTAGTCAGGAGCGGTAAGTATACTCTTACCGGTGGATGCAGCTAAAAACGTGTTATATGCCGCCTTACCGTCCTTTGTGCGTCTATCCACTTCAGGAGAGATCGCGAACTCACTGCCGAATGATTCTGACTCAAGAAGGATCTTGTGAACCGCCGCACCGAAAACTAATGCAGGGGTCGGCTCTTCGGGATGCTCCTGATACCATCTGAATTTTTCCGGACTTTCTCTAATGCGCCATAACTCCGTGCGAGTGATACCCGGCTGTTTGCGATATTCGGCATCAGTCATTTTCCGGTTCCTTTCTTATTCCGTACAGAAGCACGAACCGAGCATAGGCGCTCATCGTCATACCGTTTGCGATCGCCATCATTCTGATCCGTTCCTTCTCCCTGTCGGTCAGCTTCAGAATAAAGGTTGTTTCCCTCTTCGCGACCTTTACGGCCTTAATTTTCTTTGCCATATTTCTCCTCCAATTCTTCGATAGCTTCCTTCATCTTCCTGATCTCCGTGCGAAGGCGTTCGATCCGCTTAACAGCCAGCTTCCTGTCCCGCCAATCAAGTATGTTCTCCCTGATTCGCGCAGCGGTGTCGAACGGGTCTTCATCGCGCTCAAAGTAGATTACGCGGACAATATATTCATGCTCGTGATTGCTTTCTGCCCACGTATCCGCTCCTTTCGGCGCGTACACCTCCACCTCGTTGACGTGCGCCGCCCAGCCGAACCAGAGCTGCGTTCCGGTCTCTTCCTGAACTTCCAGCACGTCTTTGAAGATCTCTACCAGAGCCTCATCACGTGCCCTGCGCCATTCCTCATCTGTCCACGTAAGAATCGGATTCGGCGCCTCCTTCGGCATCTCGATGTCCTGATAGCTTTTCAGTCCGATATCGTTTGCCATATTAATTCACCTCCGTATAGATTCTGAACTCTGCCCGACGGTCCCAGTTCTCAACCGCAACTGCCTTACTGTCGGCCAAATAATTGACCGGTCCCTCCGCGCCGCACGCCATGCAGCGAACTCGGAAAACGTCTTTTTCCATGACCTCGTCTGCGACGATCTCCAGCCGGGGAGACTCACAGAACGGACATTCCCGCGCTTTCATTTACTCGCCCTCCTTAATTTCTTCAACAGATATAATGCGATAGTCGCAATCATCGCCGAGGCCGTAGATTCTAATGCAATCCGCTACGGAAGACATAATGCACGTCTGTCTTCTCCAGTTCCAATCGGACATCGCGTCCGCATACTCAAACGTGATTTTCAGCATTTCTATTCCTCCTTATTTCTTTTCCCACCAATGTAGGCCGCGCTCGTCCAATTCGTCGTCCCCGTCGTGATAGTCCCAAAATTCCGGGTCTTTATCCGGTACGCAATCCGATTCGTCGAACAGCGTGTCAGGCGGTTCCCGACGATCCTCAATATAGGCCGCTCTCGGATCAAAGAGCGGAATGCCTCTAATTGCCATTGTTCGATCACTCCTCGTCTATTGTCTTGGACATCTGCCCCTCTGATTCGTGAACTCCGGGCATAACCGAGAGCAAAGATTCAACGATCTTGATACCGTCCTCAAGTTCGAGATCGTGATCCGCGACCCACTGATCGATCAGCGTACCGAGAAGAGCGGTAAATGCCACAGGCGTTTCGATTTCCCTGATTTTCGGATAGATATCCTGAAGAGCGCAGAGCGCTGTGATAAGGCCCATTCTATTATCTCCTTTCAGCAGTGGAACTCGATTTTCACGAGCCACATAATCTTTCTGCCGTCTTTGTACTTGATCGCGAGGTTGTCATACCACCCGGAATCGTGCTGTTCTATCCAGTTCTCGGCTTCCGCTCTATTCTTCATAACATAATCTTTGAAGCGGATTCCGCTGTCCAGCTGGTTCGGATAGTCGCCTTCCCTGTCCGCAAGTCTCTTGCACTCCTTATAGATCGTGCGTTCACTCGTCCGGCAGGAAAAATCCAAATACTCTATTGCGTGCATTTTCTTTCCTCCTTATTCGTAATAATATTCATAGGTTCCAGTGTTTTCGTTGTAGCGAAGACCGAACTCCTCCGGGACCGCGCCCCATATATTGAGAAACAGCTCAAACGCTTCTTTCGATCCTTCGTCCGGGATAAAGGTATCAGCGTTGTCAAAATCGCCGTTGCGAATACCGCGAATCGATCCGACGTTATAGCCACAGGCCTCGTCGGCCCAGCTGTAGTTCATCTCTACGTCTGGGAACTTTTCGGACAGCGCCTTGACGATCTTAGGAACAGACGTCCATGCTGTTTCAAACCAGACGCAAGAAGAAAACCATCTAATTGTATAGGCGTTCCACTTCGTTCCCCAATTTTCGATACTCCAGTCATACCAGTTATCTTTCCCGTATTTGTACCGTTCCTCTGCGCCGAGGTTTCCTCGAAAGATATACTCAGGCATCGGAATCAGCTTGTTGAAATCAAACTCCAGACCGCTCGCCTCGTCGGTCATAAAAGATCGAATTTCATCTACCTTCTTCTCGTCGTTGGGGAAACTAATAACATTTGTTACGTGATTCGGCATTACTTCCTTCCTTTCCCCCCGTATAGCCGATAGGTCAGCTTCTGTTTAGGTCTCGTATTCGGCGTAGATCTCGCCGTCCACTTCTACACGTGAATAATCCGCGTAGCCTCCGTTCACTTCGTTCTCTGCGATTTCGAGAATATCCTCCAAGGTGGCAGAGGACTTCGCCCGTCGGTTAATAACAACCAATCCGTCTTTCATGGTTATGAGCCTGATCATTTCGCGTCCTCCATGTAGCAGTAGTCAACAGCCCACTCATACCAATCCAGCCGAACGTCATTGTCACTGCCGTCCAAGGCGCTCCCGAACAGAGAGTTTGCGATCTTACCGGCCTGCCAGCATCGATTGCTGTTCCACACCTCATACGATCTGGATTCCAGCGAATACGGCTTGTCCCAGTTCTCCGACTTGTAGACGATTACGCCTCTGATCGTCGGGCTGTCCTGAGCCTCCGGATGCTCGCTGTTAAACTCCACCATGATGTTCCGCAGCTCTGCAAATGTGATCCTTTTCATACTTCGTACTCCTTTCAGTTTTCAAGGTGCTTTGGGGACAGAGAGCGTTCTACCCCCTAACTATATTATACAATGTAGTACGAAATATATATACCTTATAGATTACAGATCATTTACAGTTCAATTACTTTCAATTACAGAAAGTTACAGTCACGGCCTTTCGTTTATTCCTCCGGTAGATCGAAATATTGCGCCTTATTCATCCCGGAGAACGCTTTGATGTGCCGTCCCGTGGTAGCGGACCAGTCGTTCCAGAGCCGGATCATTCTGCCGTCTGGGTATCTCCGCATGATCTCTGTCTTATAGCTGATCAGCGTCTCTACTCCGTCCTCGTCAACGATAACGCGAGCCTTCCCATAGAAGCTCTTCTGTTTGTTCGTGGGCATAAGTTCGTAAACTTTCATTACTTCACCCCCCTCCTCTATAACGCTATCGAGCGCGTATCCTCTCTGCAGAAGTCTCTCGCAAGCGTAGTCGGCCTCCTCATAAGATTCGGCGGTTGCCATGTGATCGTGCCAGAAGCCAAAGCCGGCAGGAGTTTCATAGTCGATTCTAATAACCATTAAAACGATCTCCTTCCTATAAAAATCGTTATGCCGATTACCATCGCCGACGCGGCCAACGCGATGAGAGCGCCGCCAATGGAAATTAGTCCTTTCTCAAGTCCTCCGACGATGCCGAGAACGAATAGTCCGATCATCAGGCATACTATCTCTTTAATAGTCCTCATCCTGCACCTCCACGAACTTAAACGGTCCATCATAATCGTAGATCGTTCCGACCGTCGAAAGAATCGCCTGCGTCTTTAGAAATTCCTCGTCCAGCAGCGCGTCCGCGAGATCTGCAAGAATGGCTTCATAGTCCTCGCCGGTATACGCTTCATCGATTCTATCCAGATAGTAGGCATTCGCGTTCTCTCGAAGCCAGTTGGCATAACTGCTGAGGTCGTTACACCAGCCTTCCAACCAGTACCGATTGTCATACACGTCGCCGTCGTTGTACCACTTATAGATCAGTTTGTTGACAGCTGTAACGATCTGCGATGCCTTGGAAGTACCCTCGCCCATCAATGGTAAATACTTTTCATTGATAGCTTCGTACTTTTCGAAATAGTTCCAGTTCATTTCGTTCTCCTTTCAGTCCTCATATATAACGACGTTCCACACGGCTTCGGCTTCTTCTTGTTTTAGTTCGACACTTTCAACCCACGCTTCCCGAATACGAAAAAACAGATCCCAAGATACCAAATCCTCCGACGTGAAGTATATTGTATCTTTCGTGCCGTCCTGATTCCTCTTCCTAAAGGTGTATGCAATCTTCGTATTATCGTCCGGATCTTTCTTCGCCCACGTAATGAATCGCATTCGTCTTGCCACGTACTTTCCCTCCTTTCAATTCGCGATCTTGCACCGAGTGAGAACCGTCTGCTTGATGCCGTCGCGTTCGTCGTGCTTTTTTACCGTACCGCGTACCGTAATTCCGTTGCGCTCATGGATCGCGCCTGACGCGAACCAAACATACACGTTTCCGCTCTCGTCCGTGAACTTATAAAGGAACGTATGTCCGTACATGGTTTCCCACGACGTAATGCACTCCGTCTTCTTTGCCACGAACTCGATGCGGTCGCCTACGCTTCCGACATGATGGGATGTCGCTGCTGCGTTCGTTCTCTCGATCTCTCTCGCATCGGCCCTTGCCTTGCGATCTAGGAATTTCTTGTAGGCAATCGGCATATAGACGAGCCTACCGAATCCGCGAGGCTTGGTGTATCCAGAACGGGCGAGCGGAACGCAGTTGCGTTCAAGATCGGAAACAGCATCCCAAGCATTTGCTATCTCCCGGTACTGCTTCCAGTACCTTTCGTCATCGCAATATTGATCGTCGCCGTATAGCGCCCAAAGGGCATTCAGCTTGGCATTGTCTGCGTCGGCTTTTTCTCCACGCTCGATGAGCCAAGTTATGATCTTCTCCGCCTCGGCCAATCCCTCGGCGCTCGGAACTTCTTCAGCTCTGACCTTGTCCGCTACGGCGTCCCGCGTGCTGTTGTTGCTACCGCTCTTGACGTATCCGTGAGCGCGAATTTCGTCATAGGCGTGAGCAAGTACCAGTCGTGTCGGATACATAATCGCCGGGGCGCGTTCGGTCCACTCGGAAACCGAGCAGTTCATATCCGGGAATAGGTCTACGGTCTCGGCCCACATAAGCGCCACCCTCGGAGAAATTCCAGTGTAGTCCTTCAAACAAGAGTGACCCACCTGCCGCTGTTCTCCGTTCTCGTGCTCGACGATGAATGTGACCGAGCGGAAACGATTCGTCTTGCAGTGATCGCAACGAGCAGGTGCGGAATACCACTCGCTCCTGATCTCGGCTCCGGCAAAGCCGGTTACTATGTTTCCGTTATCCCCATGCTCGATGCGAGCGAGGACCTTCCAGCCGTTGGCCTTAACAAAACCTTCGCATTCGACGTCGATGTCGATCGCTGCGACAGTGAACGTCTTATCGACGAACTGGACGTGGTTGATATAGTCGGTAGCGTAGACGGCGATCTCCTGCGGATGTTCCTCACCTACTTCGTAGGAGAACGGAACGCCGTATCGCTCTGCCTTCTTCGCGATACGGTCAAGGCGCTTCGTGACCTCCTCCAGATGTTCTGCGTAAATAGTGCGCGTCATTTCCTTGCCCCTTTCTGCCTTCGTGACCTCCGTGGCGGGATTATGCTGGATTCTACGAATACATAATATCGTGTTACATATAAAATGTAAATACTTTTTTTATAAAAAATGAAAAAAAGAAGGAGCCGAATTTCTCCGACTCCATCTCAAGGACACGAGTGCCCTCCAAATAAGCACCATGATTATATCACGGAATACCTACCTGTCAATCTTCAATTTTCCGCATCACTCCGGCATAGAGCCGAGGGTTGGTTGCTTGCAGGACAGACATCAGCTCATCCACGACAGGCCAGATGTCGCCCGACCGTCTTCCGTTGATCGCCGCTGAAAATTCTGTGTCGCTGAGATATTCTATGGTTTTTTCGACCTGTTCAGCGGGATCAGAAGCGAAACTGTAATTCAGGGCCGACAGTCTCGTTTCATCGGAGCGATCGCCAAAGAGATGTTCCTTGATAGTCAGAAACGCCGCCAGCTTGATGCAGGTGCTCGCTGTCGGATTCCTAACGCCTTGGCATTCGGCGATGGCCTCCTGCAAGTCCTGTTCGGTTATCACAAGAGGCCACCCCCTTACATCTGCTCAAGTTCCTGAACCAGCTGACCCATGCGCTGTTTGATCTGCTCGTTTGGAGCGTCTTCCATCAGTTCCTCAAGCTGTTCGACCAGCTCGTCGGCGTTTCGGTAGTATATAGAACCACCAGTCCGGGAATACCGTCCCATACTATCACGCCGGGCATTCCGACCGCGGCCGCGGGCATAGGAAGAACCGCCGCCCGTATCGCCTCCACCACCTCGGCGATAATAACTGGAGTTTCCTCCACGTGATCCCCCACGGGAACCTCCCTGACCGCCTTCATAGTAGTACGATCCCCCACGGCGGCTATAGCCTTCTTCTTCCTCTTCCGCCGCTTCGATGATCTTGCAGAGATTTTTGATGGCGTGGGAGAGCTTGTCAACGATCTCCAGAGAGCCAGCAGACATCTCCCCTTTGCGACCGTACTCCTCCAGTTCCTTCATGAGCATTTCTTTGAGTTCGTAGAGTTCATGCATTTTTGCGTCCTCCTTCCCGTTAGGCTATCCGCGTCACGGTCAGATTGGCATTCTGGACCAGAATCGCGGGTGCGGGTGTCGTTGCAGGCGTCGCGCTCTCAGAGACGTTTTCCACAGACAGATTAAAGCAACAGCCCTTCGGTACGGTGATGATCGCTGTCGATGTCACGTTGAAGAAGTTCTCCGTTGTCGGAGGATCCGTAGCCGTCGCCGCCGGAGTCACGATCGCCCTGCTTGTCAGGATCGGTTCTCCGTCAAGGGCCAGCGCCACCGCGATCGGACCGACCGTTCCGCCGTCTGGTACCGCGATATTGCCGTTGAAGGTCACCTGATACCGAGCAAAGCATCCGCAGGAGTTGTTAACGATGCCCCGGAGAGTTACAATTCCGCTCTCGTTTCTGTGCAGAACATAGCCGCGATTACAGCCGATGGACGTGTTAAGAACCACAGACTGATTCGGCTGTACGGTCTGCACCGGATTATACGTAAACTCTGCCATTGTTACACCGCCTTAGAAGTTGCCGTTAAACCCGCCGACACCGCCGCTGCATCCGCAGCCACTATTGCCGGGGCAGGTGAAGATCGGAGTCATGCCATATACGGGCATAGTCGGCACGGGGCAGTCACGGAGACGGTTATACATCGCGTCGATCTCCTCTACCTGACCAGCGCGAATCTGCGCAGTCTGGGCGATCTGCGAAGCCTGCAGGTTTGCCATCGTCAGCTGACGCTCAAGGTCGGCAATCTTCTCGTTCTTCGCATCAATCTTATCGGCGCAAAGCTGATCCAGAATCCTCTGCGTGTTGGAGGTCTGGTTGACCAGGATGTCACGGATGCCATCAGAAATCGCCGCACGATCCGCGCAGTTCTCCGTGGCGATCGTATACCGGAGGTCGTTCGTTGCCATGCGGTTCTCGCAGCAGCAGTCAGCCAGCTGAGAGCCGAGCTGATTGAAGCCCTGCGCCATCGCTGTCTGGGCCGCAAACGCCTGCTGCATATTGGCGACCTGCCTCGTGTTTGCATTCTGTTCCACGCCGTTGAACCCATTGCAGAGAGCGTTCTGAATGCCGAAGAATCCCTGATTGACCGTATTCTGCATATCGCAGCAACAGTTACAAAGCTGAGTGGAGAGATTCTGCACGCCGCTCTGGACGCCGGCGATCCCGGACATAACAGCCGCCTGATCGAAACCTCTCTGGACAGCGCCTCCGTTGGAACCGCCGTCATTAACAATGATGGGCGCGCCGCCACCGAAAGCACCGGTGCCGTTGTTGTTGCCACCCCAATTACCGCCCATAGCGGCAATCAGAATGAACAGAAGAATGATCCACCAGCCGCCGTCACCCCAGCCGTTATTACCGCTGTTGCCACCGCCGTAAACGGGATAGGGCATACCGCCGCCGTAGCCAGTCGGTCCTACGAGCATCGTGGCGGGAATGCCGCCACTCTCTTCAGTTAGAGCCATTTTTCTTTTTTCCTTTCATATCATATTTATTCCACCGCCGTGTGCACCCGCCGGGAGAATACTATCGTGCATATTTTCGCAAAAGATGCACGTTATTTGACGCCGAATGTCTGCGCCATAACCTGCGCACTGTTCAGCTGCTGCTGGCTAATCTGCCCGGAGTTCATCAAGTGCTGAATAATCGCCTGCGGATTGCTCACGTTCTCCGGCACGTTATAGCCAGCCCTTCGCAGGACAGCCAGCGGATTTGTCTGCAGCTGTGAAAGAAGTACCGCCGGGTTCATTCCACCACCAAGGGCATTGAAAAAGGGATTAGCCATCGTCCTCATCCTTTCTGGTAGCTTTCTTCACGATTGCTTTCGCCTTCAAGGTACTGACATCTTCCTTCAGAGACGCAATCACCCCGTCTACATCCCGTACAACGCCCGCGAGAGCCGCCAGCTCGTCTTTTGTGGCATATGTGGTATTAGTACCCTCCACAGCCGAAGTGCTCTCTATGGGCGCCTCTACGCGTTCCACGAGATCATAGGTTTTCATGCTCGGTTTTCCGCTCGCGTCAGCCTGCTTGAGATAGATTACAGGAGCGCCGGAATCCCAAAGAGCAACGGCAGCGTTCGGAGCCACAGGATACATGGCTGCCTCCTGATTATTTCGCACCCATAGAATACTCGACTGATTCTGCGGTTGAGTGATGTTTTGTATAGGCTGGGTCTGCTGCGGAGATGGATACTGCATCTGAAAAGGATTTACCGCATAATAGTTCGGCTGATACGTCGCAGGGAAATAACTGTTGTAGGCCATTTTAATCTTCCTTTCTCCATACATAGATCGGTATCTCGTTCATTGAACTCCAAGCGTCGAAAACAACGCCGTCTTTGACGGTAGCCACGTGACCGCTCATTCCTACGACAAACAGACCATTAGGATGATCGTTTACGAACTCCCCCAGCGTATAACAATCCGGACAGGAGTCCGGGATCGTCTCGCGCTTGAATCCGTGAGCCTTCAAAATCGCGCCGAATACCGCGTTGCTGGACGGCATATCACACAACTCGAAGCCCTTCGCCACAAGCATCGTATACGCACGGTCCCACGACAGATCCAGCGCCTTACTCAATGATCTAACGGTACAGTCACCGACGTGCCGTCCTATCGGGTTCGGGTTATAAAGTTGCCACATAAGCTCTCCGCCTTTCTGTTAAAAAGTATAATAAAAAGGCTTCGCCCCTACAATGAAGTAGGGACGAAACCTTCTGGAAGGAAGTATGAACATTAAAGAAACGGAGCTATTTCAAGGAGTCTGTCAGAGAGAATCTGGCTGACTCGTCGCGAAGATAAGTCGATGCCGTCCGCTTGAGAGATCGCATCAGCGCTCATGCCGTCAACGTAGTGCATTTTCATGATCTCGCGATCTCGTTTGTGATGGATGTATTCGTCAATGAGGAAGGTAATATGGCTGTTGGTATAGTCCTTCATTTTTTGACTTTGATGCGGCCCGTTCCGTGACACATATTGCACTTCCGATAGCCGCTGTTCCCGCCGGTTTTACGGCGCCGCGTCTTTACCACTTGCCTCGCCATTATAAATATCACCGTCCTGACCAATATAGCTGTTATAACCATCCTCATTTTCTTGAGTGACAACTATATCCTCGAACTGGCTCTCATAGACGATCCACGCAAAATTCGTAGCCACAAGAAGAACGACCGCGACCAGCGCCAGAATCCAGAGCCGTTTCACAGTCCTTTCAAGACGGGCCAACGCCGCTTCGTGAACGATATACGGAACAGGATCATTCTGACGGTTTTCTTTGCAAGTCTTACAATCAGGCATTCCGTCACCTCTCAAAAAGCATTTTTACCAGAACGCCGATGACAGCAGCGCCGATTACGCTGACGCCCCATAGAATCGCATTGAGCTTTGTCTTGATAACAGCGAACTCCGTCATGTCATTCGCCAGCTTCTTGTTGATTTCGTCTACCGTATTATCACATTCCGCACGGGTGACGAAGATCTCTTTCAGCCGGTCTATGTCCTCGCGGTCAATCATATTATCGCCTCTTTATACCGGAATTTTTATCTGCTGTCCTACATAGATCAGGTTCAGATTTTTAATGCCGTTCAGATGACCCAGTTTGGCAGCTGTGGTGCCGTATCGCGATGCGATCTTGTTCAGCGTGTCTCCGGCCTTAACCACATAAATAATGTAATCCGTTCCTTCCGGTTTGTCAACCCAGCCAGTAACCTGACCGCTGACATTTACCCGCGATTTTGTAGTTGTAATACGGATACGGTTGTTAATGACGGAGCCGCCCCAGAAATAATATTTTCCAGTTATCGTCGCGGATCGGGTCTTTGACTCCGAACCGGAATAGAGCGGCGCGCTCTTCAATTCCACAGGATCGCCGGCCGTAAGCGTATGCTTGTTAGGCGTCGGCTCTACCGGCTTCGGATCTTCCGTCGGCTCCTGCGGCTTCGGCACAACATACTTCGGATGGCCGTAGCCTTCAATGTTGGACGATCCGAGGTTATAGGTGTGCTGTCCCACGCAGTTTCCAGCGTTGCCTTCAACGGTAATGATCCTACTGCTATTGATCCCGACCACGACCCCTGTGTGCGCGTAGTCTTTAAAGAACACCTGATCGCCCAGCTTCGGAGTTTTGCTGAACGCTCCCGCCGCCTTATAATACTGCGCGGAGTAGACGCAGCCGGCGCCGTACAGACCGGTCTGGTACTCCATCGCCTCCGCCTCTTTCTTGTTGTGGTCGCAAAGCGTCCAGAAGCACCAGTCCACGAACACGTCGCACCACGCGTATCCCTGTTTGTTGCCGTTGTAGTATCCGGCCTTGTAGAGATCTCGCGCATACTTGTTGTAATTGGCAGACCCGGCGTTCGCGTCGAAACTGTCCAATTGACTGTTGGTGGCTTTTTCTTTGTATCCAATCTGAGATTTCGCGATCTTGATCAAATTTTCAGCCGTTCTCTCCATTTTTGTCCTCCTTTTTGTACTGCTTACGCAGGCCGTTGACTATGGCGCCGATGCAGGCTGTCACAGCTGCTGCCGAACCTACCACGGCCTCTATGTATGGCCATCCCCAGATCGCCCCAAGCGCCGCGTAACAGGTCGCCAGTGCCGGCAAAATTAACTCGCCGATTAGCCTAATGGTGTCAAAAAGTTTATTACTCATCTTTCTCCTTTCTTCATAAGGGCGGCTATGACCGCGCTGTTCATGCCGTTGGTATTGCCGAGCTGAAGCGGCACAAACCGCTTACGGCTGAACCGCTGGTGTTCGCTATGCTTATCTTTCCATCGGATTCAATACGGACGGCAAGAACGCCGCTGCCGTTCTGCGCTGCAACGGAAAGATATTCCGTATACGCCCCGGAAAAGTTGCTTATCGTGCCTATCTGCGTCCAGTTTGTGCCCGTAGGGATTGCCGTTGTTATCTCAAGATTGCCCCGGATCATATACACGTTGCTCCGGCGGTATGCGCTCACATAGCCAAATGCCGATGACGAAACGTAAGTGTTTGTAGAATACGTCAACGTCAATTGCCCGTCGTCCTTTAACGACAGTTTCTGCGTTCCGGTCTTGTACTGCCAGATCCACGCTGAGTTGACGAAGTCATATGCGCCGATGCCCGTCTCTGTTGATGGATTGCCGCCAACGATTGCTGCATCGTGGTGGTTCGTAGAGCCGGCGGCGTTGCCGAACCGGATGACCCGCTGACCACTCTGCTCCAGTCGATCAAAGATGATGTCGCCCCAGATGCGGAACTGTCCCTGCAGCTCCGTGGCCATCTTTACCTCGAACGCATTCTTCTCCGACAGTTTGCCGATTGCCACTCCCGGATAATCCACGTTGATGTTCAACGGGACGACTTCTGTGGAGATGGTCGCCTTCATCGTCGCCGTCTTTGACAGCATATCCGTGATCGTGGCTTCCAGCGTGTGCGATGTCTGCGTGTCGATGTTCGTGTAGTAGAGGTTCTTTACGCCGTTGGCCTGCCCGGAGGCGGACGTTTTCTGCGTTCCGTCTATCTTCACCACCAGCGCGGCGGAATTGCCTGTGCCGGACGTGGTGATCGTGATGATGGCGTGAACCGTAGACCCTGCCGGATCTACTACAAAGTTAGAAGCGGAGCTGCCTGTCCCTCGTTCATAGGCGACCGTTACCTTCGGAAGATTGTATATACTTCCGGCGTTCAGCGTGAAACTGTATGACCGCGTTCCCACCGTGGTCGTGCCGATCTTGGTGGTGATCTTGATCGTTCCGGTCTTGGAACTCTGCCCCACCATCTGCAAGTACAGCGTAGTCGGAGGCGTCCAACTGTATGTAGTAGATCCTCCGCTTGAGATCGTGGTGATCGTCCCGGAAGCACCACCCAGCGTGTATGTGATTGTGTCCGTGAAGCCGCTGTTGTTCCTTGTGATGGAGATCGAGCCGGCTGTTCCGACCGTGAACGAGGACGGCAGCGTCAGCGAGGACGGAGCAGAACCCTTCAGGGTGAAGGTGTAGGTGTTCGTCCCCACCGTTGTCGTCCCGCTCTTTGTTGTCACAGTGATCGTGCCGGTCTTCGTTGTCGCTCCGCCCATCTGGGCGTACAGCGTGGTGTCCGGCGTCCAGTTGAAGCTCGTAGATCCTCCGCTGGAGATCTCCGTGATCTGCCCGGTCGCAGAGCCTACCGAATACGTTACGGTGTCCTTGAACGAGGAATCATATCGCGTAATACTGATTGAACCCGCAGAGCCTATTGTGAAGCCTGCAGAGGGTAGCGACAGCACCGACGCCGCCGGAGAGACCGGCAGACTGTAGATGTATGTCTGCGACCGTGACGACCCTTCGCCGGAATAGATCTTCAGGACCAGCGCGGTCGTGCCGGTGGTCTTTGCCACGCTGAACGAACCGCTGTGGTAGTAGACCTGTCCCGCGCTCCAGTTTCCGGGGGATGCGCTCTTCACCGTGGCCCTCGTAACCTTCGCCACGCCGTCCAGAGAGAGATCGAGGTAAATGGGGTAGCCGAAATATCTTCCGTAGTTGTTCGACAGAGCCTGAAAGTCTACATTGACCGTATAGACCATGTTCGCCCCAGACCGCGAGGCGGTATATGAGACATCAAAGTATATCGCGGGGGTCTGTGTTCCCCACTGCACACCTGTTGCAAGTGTTGCCATCTGTCTCCCTCCTTACGATGCAGCCTTGACGAAGCTCACGGAACCGTTCGGCTGGCTCACGAGTTCCATGTTGCCCAGCTGGAAACTCTGAAGCTCCACAAGCCGGAAACTGTTGTTGTTCCAGTAGGCCAGCTCGTTCCCTTCGGTATCACAGAAAGAGATTCTGTCCGACCTCTGCTTCAGCACGATGCCGTTCTGAGACGAGCCGATCCGCACGACGATCTGACCGCCCTCGGTACTTATGTGGAAATAGTCGTCGATATCGTAGCCGTTGATTTTGAAAAACCCGCCGCCTGCGGCATTAAGCTGAACGATCCCGTTGTCTAAATCCATCACAACAGTCTGACCATCAGCGGATTGGATCGTTCCGGCTGTCAGGTGCGCCGCGGTGACCGCATTGGCAAGAATGCCGTCCATCAGCGTGGCTCCCATAGTATACGGCCCCGCATATCCGGAATCACTTGCCGCCCAGCCGAGATAATTGAACCGCCACACTTTGACAGCAGAAGCCAAATCCGGATTGTCCGCGATGTAAAGCTCGTCCGGGCTGCCGTCGCCATTGGTGTCCACCAACCTGACCGCGCCGCCGTGGGATCCAAGCATCGCCCCGGCAAGGGCGCCAGCGATCTGCTCCGCGACAGTTACCGTCACCTTTGTCTCGACTTCTTTCGCCTGCGCGACAAAATCCGAAGCAAGATTCTGCTTGACTTTCCCGATCTTCAGCTCGGAATATCTTTCTTTCAGGCAATCGTACCTATACGCGACCACTCGCGCCGAAGCATCAACTCCGAGCTGCGGAAACTGGACGTGAACTGTGTCGCCCAGCGATACCTTCTCCAGCGCTCGCAGGTTTGCCATATCACTTGTTTTGTAGTCCTCCGTCTGCCAGAGCGCTACGAAATCTACAGACAGGCTGACCGTCGGCTCACCGATATTGTTCTCCGCGATGTAATTTTCCGTCGTCGCTCGCAGCTGTTCTTCCTCCGGCGGTGCAAGGAACTCCATCGTCAGGTCGAGAGATAGAACTTTCTCATAATTAAAAGTACCGTCAACAGGAATCGTCTTTTCCGTTAGCGTAACCAGATTCCCATCTTGATCGAGATAATACGGATAGACAGCCGTGTAGCAGTTTGCAATATTTTCCTCTTGCTCCAGAGACATAAGGTTTTTTCCGTACCGGATCGTGACGCCGTTATCATTCCCCAGCCGAGCATTTAGAGCGACGGAAAAGTTGTCAAAATCGTATTCACCGCCGAACACATCCAGCAGACTTCCCTGCTGCCCCGCCATGACAGACCATATTCCCATCGGCGCTTTCAGGGAGAAATTCGCCGCCGTAGTCTTGTCTGTGGAAAACTCAAACGGGCACTCCGGGATAGTGTTCTGCGTGATGTTCGCCATCGCCAGCGCGATCGTAATTGCGTCAAACGGTTCCCGGATGTAGCCTTCAAGGTCATAGGCGACGTGCCTTGCATTGACAGTCACCACACCTTTCAACGGCTTTGTGATCCGATAGATGCGGAACAGTTGCGGATCTTCGTCCTGAGCCGGAGATACCCAGAGGAATCTCCGGTGCTGTATTTCACTGTAAAGGACCCCCGTCATAGGATAGTCCATCTCAAGCTCATACTGTCCATTGATCTCTCGGTATACTTCCAGCGACATAACGTCCGTCAGTTTGCCGATTCCAATCGCTCCGGAATCCGGCGCCGAAGTCAGCCCGTCTTCAAAAAGAGCAGGGATCATAGAGTCCACCACCTCGGCATGATAGCGACAGAAGATATATTCCCTGTCCACGAAACCGCACTGTTCCCAGCCGGGAGACTCGGAAACTCGCCGGACGTTAGCGCGATCTTGGAGTTCTGGTTGATCGCAATGCTGCCTCCGGACAGATACGTCGCATTCTGGCCTTCACAGTCGATGTATAGCGGTGAAGCATCCGCGCCCGTGATTGTGACTGTCTTCCCGCCAACGGTGACTGTCCCGTTCCTCGTCGTCGATGAGAATGTGACCCGGATAACCGGCAGGGAAACAAAATTCGTTGGATTCGTAATCGTGGCCCCGGATGAGCCTATCGTTTGATAGCTGTTGCCACTATTCAGGAATAACTGCGGTTGAGAACGGAAAACCACCTCAAACTTCCCTGCTGTCATTCTGATAGCTGTTTCCGGCTCCAAACCTCCTCTGAAGGACGCCCGGCGGAAGTGAGTTGTGTCATAGGTATCCGTCAGGACGAACTTCCCGACTTTGCTCATCAGCCACGCTCGAAACGAGGGAAAATCTGTCTTGAAGCCATCCAGAAGCAAGCACGGGTAGACGATGTCCACATCGTGCCACCGTCCATTGTCCAGCAATAACGTCCCGTTTCTTCCGGGGACCTCAATATACTCCACATCCCGCTCCGGGGAGACGAACGTCTGCGTGCCGCTTACGATCACGCCGTAAGTCTCAGAAGATACCCCGTCAAAGGTAAAACTATTCACGCCAACGCCGCCTCCCTCTTCTGAATTTCAAAGCTGATCCGCTCTGCGACCAAATCCGCCAGCGTCCTGACATCCTGACCCTCAGAGCCGTTGATGGTCACGTTGATGGAATAGCTGCGAGCTGCCGAAGTAGCAGGCGCCACACGGCCTCTTGTCGCGTCTCCCAATAAACTGTCTGCCGACAGGCTCTTGTCAAAGTCAAACGACTTCTTTAGCTGATTTGTGACCTTTTTTTCATTGTCCTTGATGCCCTTGGCGAACAGCATCATCATATCAGGCGCGTAGGTATGGAAATCAGACAAAGGTCCTTCTTTCGGTTCAGAGAATCCGAGGAAGTTTTTTACAGTCTGGGCCACGCTCGCAACTTTCTGCTTTAATTCTTCCCATTTTTTCGTAACGCCGTCAATGAAGTTCTTTATCATATCCTTACCCCACTGTAAAGCGTCTTCAAACTTGAACGAAGATTTGATCTTTTCCCAGACTTCGCTCATCAAGGATTTAATGTTATCCCACGCCGCGACCGCGTTCTCCTTAGCTTCGCGAAATTTTTCGGTGAACCAGCCTTTCGGATTTTGAAACGCGGACTTGATTTCGGACCACCTATCCGAGAATCGCTGTTTGACATCCGACCACGCCTCTGACGCTTTTTCCTTCGCTTCGCTAAATCTATCAGAGAACCACTGTTTCGTCGCCGAGAACGCTTCCTTGATCTTCTCCCACTTTTCGGAGAATTTCTCTTTGATATTAGACCAAGCTTCCATGATGCCTTCTTTGGCGGCTGTAAATTTCTCTGTAAACCACTCGCCGACAGCCGCGAACGCGTTTTTAATAGCCTCCCACGCTTCGATCGCGAAATTTTTAATTCCTTCCCACGCGTCAATCCAGAACTGACGAAATCCCTCGCAATTATTCCACAGAGCCACGAAAGCTGCTACCAGCGCCGCAATCGCTATGATAATAATTCCTATAGGATTCGCCGCCATAACCGCGTTCAAGATACCGAAAACGACCGACAGGCCCTCGATTAGTGAGATAATTCCGCTTACGATCTGGAACCCGGCAATACCGGCAACAACGACCGCGATAATGGGTGCGATGTCTTTCAACGTCTGGAGCAATTTGTCCAGTTTCCCGCTTGACACGAACTCGGAGATCTTATCCATCAGCGTTGTGATCGCCGGCAGCAGGTCCTCCAGCAGCTTCGCTCCGGCTCCTTCAAAAGCCGTTTTTAGGCCGGTCAGCGAGTCCTGAAACTTCGCGCCATCTTTGACGGCTTCGTCAGACATAACTCCGCCAAGGTCATTGACCTGCTTGATCATGTTCTGCGTCTCCTCTGCTGTCGTGTTCAGTAGCGGGGCAAGCGTCATGCCGCTTCGGCCAAGCAAATCATTTGCAAGAGCGGCTCGCTCGGTTCCTTCTTCCATGCCTTGCAACGAGTAAATAACCTTAGCAAAAAGGTCTTCCTGCGACAGCCCCTGAACGTCTTCCATAGAAAGACCGAGTTTACCGAAAGTCTCTGCTGCTTCTTTATTGCCCGACATAAGCGAATCGTACTTGTTGGTCAGCGTCTTGATGCCCATCGTCGCTTCTTCCATGGACGAGCCGGACAACTGCATAACATAGTCCCACTCCTGATAGGCCTTCGCAGAGAAGCCTACCTTCTGGCTGTTTTTGTCGATCGCGTCCAGATTCTTCGACAGCGCATCAGCAGACTTAAAAGCAGCTGTTCCAAGGCCGCCAAGGAGTCCGATTCCTGTGGCGAGTTTCTTTCCGCCGGTTGCGAATTTATCCTTTGCCTCTGCCCACTGCTCCGAGAACTCGCCTGCACCTTCCTTGGCTTTATCAAGTCCCTCGTCATAATCACTGCTGTCCAGAGTCAGTCTGGCTACCAGATTCAATAAATCCATTTTCTTCGCCTCCTTTCAGCTTTAATCCGGCATTCTTGATCACATCCGCCGCGATCTCGTCTGCCGTGCGAGAATCCACAGGAGCTTTCTTCAGCATATCCTCCCACGGGATGCTGATAACCTTCCCGTCTCCGTAAAGCCTCGCGCTCTCGGTGATATAGACCCGGAAGGACCGCTCCTCCTCCATCTCGCTGATCTTCGCTTTAACAAAAAAAAGGAACGGCGCTAATTCGCGCCGTCCTCTGTATTCTCCGTAGGCGAGCCAGAAGGCGCGGCGTCGCTCATCTGTCCCGCATAGGTAAAAAGTTCTTCGACCTCCGGCCTGTTCACCAGCTCCAGCAACCTGAGCGGGAGCGTGATAGCTGACACCCGGTATTCTTCCACAGGTACGTTGTCAATCCGGGCCAGTATCTCGATCACCGCCTTCTTGTGATTCTTGATCGCATACTTGACAGCCGTGATCGGTTTCCCGCCGCTGTTCAGAACCCCGCGCACAGCGTGATCCGTCAGAATTTCTGCCGCAGGTTCCAGCAGATCGGCAAACAGCTCCAGCTCTTCTTCGTTACTGCGCTGACTCATAAGTCCTCCTTATGGCACGATAACCGTGCAGGTGTCGTTGTAGGTTACACCGCCGCTCGTGATCGACGCCGTAATGACGGTATTGCCGTTGCTCTTGCCCGTCACGAGTCCGTTGGATACGGTAGCGATGGACGTACTTGCAGACGACCACGTCACAGTCGTGCCAGCGGGGATGGTTGTAGCAGACAACTGCTGTGTACCATTGACCGCCACGTGGAACGAGTGCGTGTTAAGCGTCACGCTCGGCGTCGCAGGCGACGTTCCAGCCTTCACATAGATTTCAAACGGAACGGTGTCAATGCTCGTCAGATCATAGTGCCCGTGCAGTTCAAAAGCAAAATTGCCCTTGCCGTTCTTTGACGTTGTCAACTGGAAACCAGCAGTATTCAGCCCCTTCAGCAGATGAATCGCCACATATCCCGCCGTTGCCGTGCCATCGTTATTGTCGGAGTAGTCACCGACAATCCAAGCGTCAGCGAAATCGGCCTCCGTAAGCTGTGCTCTCGGAGTAATTTTCGTTGTAGCCACATCAGCCGCTCCGGTCAGCAGTTTTGCTACCGCCGGAGTAACCGTAAGCAGCGTTCCGGAAATGACAGGATCATAGCTCTCGATCCGCTTCAACTGCCATGTGTTCGCAGGAACATTGTCCACGTCCTCGCCGAAATCCGTAAAGGTCGGATTGGACGCGAAAGACAGTCCTCCGGTGGTTGCTCCGATGATATTGCCAATCACACCAGTAGCCGGGTTGAAACTGTCAACGAGGACGCCCGCGTTCATCTGAAGTTTCTGGAACGCATCGGCGGCAACTTTCGTATATTCCATATCGTTTCACTCCCTTATATTTTTAGATATTCAACTTCTATATTCAGATGGATGCGCCGAATCGTGTCATCTTCATCCGACATCCTCTGTGCAAAGGGGACGCCACGCTTGACCCACATCGCTCCCCCGTCAAAATAGATCAGCTTTCCGCCATAGCCTATCGTCTCGCCTATCTCAGTGGCTTTTTGAGAGATTTCCGACCAAGACGTGGACTTATACCAGAGTGACGCGTAAAGCCCTAAAACCTCGTCAAAATAGCCGTCGTAGGCGTTATAGGTTAAATACCTGCCGTTATTGGTAGCCATCGCGCCGTCAGGGACCGTGTTCTCATCGTAGGCTTTTAGGCCGAAGCCACTCCAGAAATTGTGCAAAGCCTGTAGGTTATCCATCGGTAGGTACCCACTCCTCCGCAGTCACCTGCCGCATATTCAGCGCGGCGCTCGCCGGAGTGTACTTGTCGTCCCCGTCAGAAGTCACTCGGAAAATCTTTCCGTCTGACTCTCTTCGAAAGACTTCGTGATACTCCAGCACCTTCATCTTCCGCGTCGTGACGGTGTACAGACTTGTAACGCCTTGAGAGCCGGCCGTTCTCGCCTCCATAGAGGTGTCGAACGTGATCGCAGCGTCGAAGCTCGCGCCGGGCCTCCATGTCGTGATTTCTCCGCCGTAGCCGTCGTCCTCCGTCATCTTGTGGAGCATCGTGCACTTGGTCATGGCCTCGTTGAGTAAACTCATAAAACCGACAGCCTCCTCCACTTCGACAGACGGCTTGCGAACTGGTCCCGCCAAGAAAACGCCCCGCCGCCATTCGCTCCGCTGGCTTTGGAGTACGAATATCCGCCAAAACTTTCCGACGTGTAGGGGCTGTTTAGCGTCTCTGCGTTCGCCGACGTCCAACCTTCGATCTCATCTGCGAGAGATACGACTGCGGGCGGTACAGCCATTGACCAGATCGCGCCGGTAAAAGTCTCATCTGCGAGATTATACGCGGGATAGCAATACACTCCGTCGTTTAAAATCGAGCCGACGATGCGAAAATACTGACCGTCAACGAGGAAGGGGAGTTCAATGCTACCGCCGATGATCTCATAGGTGCCAGAATGGATATCCTTGCTCTGATCCCGCAGGAAGTAGTTCTTCAGTTCCGCGCAAATTTCGGTTAACATTGGCTCCCCTTTCATTTAAATCAATCAAGCGTCAGACCGGACAGGTCGTAAAGCGTGGAAGTAATTTTGTTCTCACCAACCACATCAACGCGAAGCTGCTGACGCTTCTTATCTGCAATCTTAAAGACTGCATCCTTATCCGCGTCAAGTTCCTGCATAGCCATTCCGGTCGCGGACGGAACCAAACCAACTTTAACCGCAGTCGCAGATTCGGGAATATCATCAAAGGTGATTGCGAGGAAATATCCCTCACCCGCGAGAGTGCCGGATTCCCAACCTTCAAACTTTTTCAGCGTTCCCGTGAAGTTCGTTCCATTTACCGCGATGTCATCGGCTTGGAAATCACTAACGGTTTTTCCCCAATATTCTGCCGACTGACCAGCCGGGGTGATAGTCAGTCTCCCAAAGGGTCCGGGTCAACGGTGATGATGGCGATCGCATCCGCGTACTCGGCCCACAGGGTCATCCCCATCAGGGCAAAACTCTCGCCGACAGCGGTGGAATAGTTGCCGTTTGCGTGGAAGCCGATCAGATTGGTCTCGCCCTGAACGGTGTAGTCCAGACCGAGCTGCGCGAACTGGCCGTCGCCGGGATCTACATAGTAAAGTACGATATTGTCAGCCGGTACGGCAATGACAATACCTTCATTGATCTCAGAGGACAGGATCACAGTCCGGGCACCCATGAAGTTCTGGATGTAATCGATTCCGAACGCGGTCTGCACGGTCACTTCGGCGGCGCCGAGATACCGATAGGCGTCCATCGTATTGACAAACAGGACGATGTCGGAAGCGTTTTTCCGCATCTTCTTGAACTTGTCCTTGACGGTGCCGATAGCAACGGCTACGGCCATCTGGAACGTGGTCTCGGTGCTCGTGGAAGCGGCGGTGTCGTCAACGAGGAAGGTGTAGAAGTCATCCAGCACCTTGCTCTGCAGCTCGTTCAGGAACGCCTCATCGGTCTTCTGAACAGCAACGGTGGCGCCGTATTTGTTTACGTCCTCGATCGGAACGGCTTTGGCGTACTTCAGCAGGTCAAGGTCAGCCTTGGTGAACTGCTGAACAGTCGCCGCGGAGTAGGGAATGACGTTGCCGGGATCGACATCGCCATCCTCCAGCGTCACAGAAGCGGTGTAGCTGATGAGCTGAGTGCCGGGAGTCTTGCGAACCGGGTTCATGATCCCAAGGATCTCCCTCAGGGCCTCCCAGTTGTCGGTGAAGCGGGATACAAAATCGATCTCACGAGCCGTGACCGACGTGTAGGTGTTCGGCAGGCTATCGCGAGGATTGATCAAAGATTCAACATAAGTTGCGGCCATTTTTCTTTCATCCTTTCTTGAAAAGTGAGATGTTTTCGGCGATTGCTTTCTGACGCTCTGTGGTGTCCTTGATCTTCATGATCTCTTCCCGCGTCATCTTGCTCCCGCCGGTATTTGCAGGCGGCGTCGCCGTGGCGGCTCCCTGCTTCGACTTGGTGACGACAAGGCCAGCATACTCCCCGGAAACAAGAGCGTCCAGCGCGGACGTGTCTTTGATAGCTTCGCCGTCAAGGGCGATCGCGTCGATCTCGTCCCGTGCGCCCCTCATCGCAATCGATAGGTTGGCGCCCGTGATGTTCTTGCTCTCAAAGTAAGCCTTGACAGCGGCCTCCTTCGCCGCTTTGGTCTCCTTGGCGGTTACGTTCTTTTTGAACGCTTCGAAATCCTTGTGTTCCTGTTCGTACTTCGCCTTGTAGTCTTCACCTTTTTTCGCCTTCAGATCGTCCAACTCCTTCTGAACGTCATCCAGCTTGTTCGCCTTTTCCTCTGCCGTCTTCAGTTTGTCCTTCAGACCGTCAACGGTTTCGGAGTGCATTTCTACGATAGAATCAACCTGTTCGTCGGTCAGACCCATCGCTTTGAGGGATTTCCTCGTCAGTGCCATAAATAATCTCCTTTTCTTCGGCGGCGTTTCTTCGCCGTTAGATTACCTTTTCCGTAATTATTCTACCAAATTGCAGACGTTTGTCAAGTATCATCGCCTAAAGCAGATTCAAGAAGTTGCCGATACTCCTCGGTGTGTTCTGTAGCTGCTGGACGCAGGTACGGTCTTGGCGCCATTCGAGACGTCCCAAGCTCCACAAAAGCAGCATACTCCACATTCGTTCCGATATAAACCGCCTGCTCGCTCATTTCGACCACATTTGTAATGCTATTCCTGAGCCGACCAGTATCCACCGGACAGTATTGCTTCGCTCGGCCCTCGGCGACAGCTCCAATCGCGATCAGAGCACGTTCGATCTGCTGCGGAAGCGCGTTCTTGACCTCGTCGGTATTATCGGTGATACTGACGTCAAAATTTGCCATTTATATCGCCGCCTTCTATATTCTCACGCCGTTTTTCTCCGCTCTTTTTTGTTCTTTCATAAATTCGTTGTAAGCGTCTCGCGCTATTTTTGGGGCGTTTTTTCGTAGCCCATCCCAATCGCCAATGTCATTATATTTCATATACTGAATAAACAGAGCAACCTTTTTATTCGTCTCTTGTGAAATCATTCTCCTATAATCCTTTCCTTGAGAATATCGACTACTTTCCGCGCAAACTTTTCCCGCCCGACAATAGCTTGATTATTTGCAAATTTTTCCGGAATTATTGTTCTTCCGCTTTCCCGATCCGCAAATATTCTAACTGCTTCTGCGAGAGTTTCCGAGGTATCTTTGGTCGCATACGATGATAAAAGTCCTCTAACGTCCCTTGATGAAAATCCAGCAAACGAAGGATTTTCCGCTTTGAACTCTTTTACTGCTTGCCTTACTACAGACCTTGATACATCGCCGTTTATGAAGAATAGCGCGCCAGTATAGCCGTGCTCCGAGGTTTCGCTTAGGCGCTCGCACAAAAGTCTATCTATACAATGCCCGGCCTCGTGCGCTCCCGCAGAAAATGACCAAGTCGTATCACCATCATATTTTTTGGGCGTAAAATAGGCCGGATTGAAATAAATAGTTTTTCCGTCGCTACACATATATCCTGAACGATCTGTTGAAAATAGCTGTATTTGCCCTTCAAGCTCCGGGAACGATCCCATAACATATTCGGCTCCTGCTATCGCATTTTTTACGCCGTTAAAATCAAGATCTCTCACGCTCTGGGACACTTGTATGCCGTGCGTTCTATTCAAGTATTCTTCAAGATCGTCAAATGTTTCGCAAGCATCAATACTTATAATTCTATCTTCAGCCTTCGCCGTAGGCTCTTCCTCTTGCCTTTCTTCCTCTTCTTTCTCTACTTCGCCGAATCCCAGTATCCGCGTGATCAGCGTGCACCGGCAGTTGTATACGTTCGCAGGATCAGCATCAGGATCGCCGGGATACATAATTTCACCGAGACTGTTTTTAAACGGCTCGTCAATATCCCGCTCCTGACCGTCAAGCTCTATATGCTCTTCACGGGTTCGCTCATCCACGGTAGCCATCCAAACTTTCACCATTCGGACGCCCTTTTCCTGCGCCATGTGGTAGCTGTCCATTCGGCCCTTATTCTCGGCGCTGGTAACGGTTGTCCGGGCGTTGCGTATCGCACTCGCCCGGTTCATTTCCGTTACATTCCGAAGACGCTTTGACAAGTTCGGAATGCTATCGCCCTGAATAATCCCTTGCAGAACTTCTGCATTAACCTTTTGCGTGTTCCAGCGTTCATCCTTACGGCCATCAACATACTTATACGGCAACAGCGTCTTATCCGATGTCGCTAGATTCTTTACGGTAGAAGCGTCCACAGCTTCGAATGAATATCCGTTGACAGCCCCGGCAATCCCTTTTCCAGTAAGGTTATAGTTGGTGGCGTATACACCCGGAAGTTTTCCGTTGATATACTCTGCCGCCGTTCTATTGGCTTGCAGAAGCTCTTGCGCAGTCTGCTCCTTCATCTGCGTCCAATGCTTGCCAGTCATAATCTTATTCTGCCGCCAGAGCTTGTAATCCTCCTCCGACAGTTTTCCTTCGTCTACCAGCTTTTTCTTCTGTTCATCCAGTTCCGCGAACCGATTGAAGTATTGGTCCGCTTTCTCTGTCAGCTCTTTATTCGCCCGCTCATAGATCTCGGATAGATGCTTCTCCATCTCTGACAGCTCTTTGTCTGTCAGTCTGTGGGCCTTATCAGCCATTCAGATCACCCCTCAAAAGGCTGTTCCGTCTCCTCCGACGGTGTAGAGCTGAACCTTGACATATCCTCAAGTAGCCGCTGATTCAGAACTTCGTCCACCTTGTCAATATCCCCTAGCGTCTCCAGCACCTTGCTCGTTACATAGTCAGCAGATAGGTATTCCGCAGCTGTCAGCAAGTTCTGGATCGTCTCCTGCTGGTTGATGATCATGGAGCGGGTATATGACGGCATATCGTCAATTCCGATCAGATCCAGAATGCCGCGGATAAACTCCGTGACCTGATACTCAAACATATCTGTCTTCGCGTTCAACGGTTCATAGGCCGCCTTGATCTGCGTAGCCGTGACAGCGCCGGCAGAGATCTCTTTCACGTCCAGAGCCATGAAGTCATCGAACATCTGCGATCGCAGTCTGTTTAGAGCTGCTTCGGACGCTTGGAACGGAACGTCAATTTGATGCTGATCCACTTCTTCGTCGCCCTCAAGGTGAGCAACGTGGATCGTCTTCAGCCGCTGCACAAACTTCTGGTCGTCAAGATCGTCCATGCCTCCAGCGTTCCGAATTACCCAGTAAATAAGGTTCGCATCGTCTATATTATTGATCAGCGCCGAAGCCATAAGATCATAGGCGTCTATCGTCTCCCGACCGCCTATCAGTTCGCTCTGTCTGTTTACGTTCCAGAGCGGTACGATCGGGAACCCCGGATAATTCTGGCCGTCAAGGATTTCCGTCCCGCTTACTTCGGAGCTTGCAACGATCTGGACATAGGCCCGCTTTTCTTTCATGACGGAAATATCTTCGCCCTTCCGTTTGATATATTCCGTCAGTCCGTCCATCTCGTAGAGCGTGGCCCTCAGCGGTTTGCTCGAATCAACCTGCCAAAACCGAACTCCGGCCTTCAGTGCTCCGTCCTCCTCGTCATAGAGAGGCGCGAACTCCAGAACGGAAAACTTCTCTAGATGGTCATTGTTCCAGAATCCGAACGACACTCCGCCGTTCATCGCGTCCGTGGCTGCTCGCTGGACCACGCTGTCAAAGTCGTCTCCCAGCTTTTCCTTGGTCTTATCATCGCCGAAAGATACGCCGTTCCCAAGCAAAAACTGGACGCTCTGTGTGATGAAATAGAAGTAATAACGGCTCGGAATTTTATTGTTCGCGCTCCAGATGTCCGGAACCGCCTGACCAAGAAGATTATAGACGAATTTCTGCGCCCGCATAATCGTCGGGTTCAGATGCCGATAATAGAGATCAGCGTCCGCCGCCGTCTTGTAGAGATCGCTTGACTTATGCTCATTGATAGCTCCGAGAACAAAGGCCATCCGCGCCTGTTCATCCTCGCCAATTGCCAGCAAATCGTTATACGTTTTCACTCAGCCACCCCCTTTTTACTGTTCTTCAATGGTTAATCCTGCTACCCAACAGTAGCGTGATGTGCTTCCGGCGGTAGCGTACAGAGTCAGCACATCATCGGCTGTGTAGGACTGATTTTCAAGGACGATATGCTGTCCGTAGGTGTTAGTCCAAGTCTGCTGTGCCGTTCCGGCTGTGCCGTTACGATATAGGTTTGTTCCCATCGTACCTTGTGAGGAAGATCTCCAAGCTGTCCAAGATACCTTATATGTTCCTGTCTTGGCAACTGTCAGGGAGTGTCCTGTGCTTGTGTACCCGTTTGTTCGTACGGAATTAGAACCGCTGTTGACTTGGATGTTTTTGGCAGATCCACCACCGCTGACATTTACTACCAGTTGTGCGAGGTTTGTGACATCATATGTTCCGTTGGCGGTTTTAGTTTCTGAACCGCTTACCAACTCGGATGCCGTAACGGTTACCGCCGTTCCTGTCTTGGTACTGCCCGTAATCCATCCCGTGCTATTCGTCACGGACGGCGTCACGGTGACGGAATGGTTGGATACCGTTCCCTTGGTTGCCGTTGGAGTGCCTGCCGTTCCTGCTGGGACATTGGCGGTCGCGTAGTTGGTTACATCGGTGTTGCCAGCGGCGCTTATGGTCTTCGTTCCGCTCGGCTGGAAATAGTGGTTGTATTCGGTCTGCACCAGACCAGACGCGGACAACTCGTAGCCATACTCCTGCACAGACCCTTGCGATGGAATCGCACGGACGTAATAGGAAAAGTATGGCGACGATGCGCTGTGAAACTCCCCCGCTACTGTTGCCACCTCGGCAAGAAGCCCTGTCTCCCAGACAATGGTCTTGCCTGCGGAGTAGGCTTCGTATATTTCCGCATAGGTCTTATCCGTAGTCCATATATCCGCAGATGAGTTGTAGGACACCGTAACAAGAAACTCGGTTGGCACTTGGATATCGGCGGTGGCGTACTCGGTCACGTCCACCTGCCCGTTCTCCGTGATGGAAATCGTTCCGTGCGGATGGACTTGGGTATGTGCCGCCGTATCAAGGGCGGTTATCATTTCTTCAAGAGTCAGCGGCGGCGGTTCATTGGTAACGCCATAGACTTTCATCGCAAGCCTGTCAAGAGTGTTCCGCTCTATTGCAACATCGCTCAAGGTTCTCATCTCCTGTCGCAAACCACTCGTCTATCAGAAAGCGGAACTCATACGGTCGCTCGGTCGCTCGTTCCATACAGACCTCGTAGGGAGTGGTCATTAATATAATCTCGTCTGCTTTGATGCGGTCGGCATCCGCTTGGACTTTCTCCGCTGTGTTGGCGATGGATGGCACATACGCATCGTTCCACCCGCCTTTTCGGTCACGGATGATGTCAAGCAGATGCTCTCGCAGTTCAAGGGCGACCTCGTGGACATACAAGTCAGCATCGTGCGGGTCATTGCCGCTGATGGCAGAGTAGATATAATCCACATCGCAGACGACGTCGCCGTCTTTCATATGCTCCTTTATGTAGTGGGTCTTGCCGCTACACGGAGCGCCACATACAAGCGTTACCACAGCGCCGTATCCGTGGCGCTGTATGTGTAGTTGGGGTATCCTCTTCTCAAATAGGTAGGATAGGCGGTTGCGTTTGCCGCGCTGAACGTGAATTCAGCGGGAAGAGGAACTGCGCTTGTTCCACCAACGGTAAAGGTGGCTTGACAAGTCGCCACTACGCGATAGACGTCGTTGTACTTGTACGCATAAACAACGGGGCAATAAAGCACACGGCTGTCATACTGTGTTGCCCAATCCGAACCGGCGTTGAGCGCATAAAGAATATACACGGGAATCCCGGTGCGGAGAGCGTTGTAAATCTCTGTGAAAGTTGCGTCAAGGGTATACGGGGAGGTGGACGATGCGTTCACAATCATCGGTGTCGCACCGGCAATCCCCTGCTCCATCTTGTTCAGTTTGGTGGCGTCAATTGTGTCACCGCTTGCCCATACTGTAGGTGTGTAAGCCATAAAATCATCTCCTTAAATAACTGCCTGTCCTACTTTGGCTATGCCGACATACGGGAGTGTAACATCGGTGTATCCGAAGGACATATTGTTGCCGTCAGGGATTTCGCTCCCGCTGCTGATCTGCCCTATCAAATTAGCGAGGTCATCGCTGTTCGCCCCTGACGGGATGGTTACCC